ACCACTAATGCAAAGGAAAACCACATGGTTTTGGAGTGCATTGCACCCTTAGTTTTGCGCCTCATTTGGCGTGGTATATGCCAGCAAAAAAGCTAATAATTCCACTAATTGCTGATACAACAGCCATTCCCATCCAAAATCCACCACGACTTTTATTAGCTAATTCAAGCAAAGCCTTAATGTCTTTGTCCATATCATCTACTTTGGCTTGCAAATTCTCAACTTGGTTAACCAAACCGCCAAACTTGAACATATCAAATTTTTCAAGGTCAGCCATAGATTACGCTTTCTTTTTGCGAGTCGTAGCCTTTTTTACTGCTGGCTTTTTGGCAACAGTTGTAGCTTTTGGGACGACATCTTTAGGTGTAGGAAAAGACCATGCAGTATCTACAGTAACTTTGGGCATATAGCCAATTTTGTCAAATAACCAAGTAAATAAAAACATATTCATCCTTTAAGCAACATAAGTACCAGAATTGGTGTATCTAAGAATGGTGTTTGCACCGCTTGTTGTTACTGTTGGAATACCAGTTGTATTTCCTGAGTAATTTACTGTTGGCATAGAAATATATATTAGCCCTGAACCACCAGAACCGCCTACGCTTCCTCCGCCACCACCACCTGAACCAGTATTTGCAGTACCGTTGCCACCTGTAGAACCAGCGCTACCGCCACCACCGCCACCAACACCACCAGCACCGCCAGTAGGTAATGGGTTTCCTGCATCAGCAGCACCACCACCACCGCCAGCAAATGTCAAGGTTGTACCAGTAATAGTAGTTACCTGTCCAGCGCCACCAGCACCACCAGTCTGGGCGCTAGGGGCGCTTGCACCTGCTGCACCACCGCCACCACCACCACCTGCTGCACCGTTAAAACTAGCTGCACCAGCGCTACCTGCACCACCGCCAAAACCTTGACCAGCAATACCAGCGCCAGGCGAACCACCATATTGGTTAATACCTTGACCACCGCCTGACCCACCGTTACCAGCGTTAGGTGAGTTATTTGAAGCACCACCATTACCACCGCCTGTTGCAGTTGCAATGCCAGTAATAAAACTGTTGCTACCGCTTGTGTTTGTACCGCCACCGCCACCAATAGCTAATGTGTAGGTGGTTGCTGGAATAGCTATAAATGAACTTTGCAACATACCACCAGCACCACCACCACCACCTGTACCGCCAGCACCGCCACCACCACCTGCAATGATGACATAAGTAATAGTGTATTCACCTTGAGGTGCAGTTACAAACCGTACCCAAATACCATTTTGGTAACCTTCATAAAATTTACCGTCTGTGTTGTAACGAATTAAACCGTTAATAGGGCTAACAGTTCTTAAAATAGTAGGGCCAACAGGTAAATAAGTTTCGTCTGTTTTTGTACTTAAATTAATGCTTACATTGTTAACAGTACCGCCTGTAATTGCCACATTATTGGCGTTTTGATAAGCCATTGTGCCTAAAGCAGCAATAAGTTGGTCTACATAATATTTAGTAGCAGCGTCTTGGGCGTTTTGTGGGTCATCCATGTTAATAATACGGTTTGTACCCATATTAAGATTGCCAGAAGCGGTTGTTTGACCATCAGCAGACAATGAACCTGTAAGGGCATTAGAAATGTCTGTAAGCGTGTTATTAGCCCATGTAGAACTAATGGTAGTACCTGTAACTACAGGGTTTCCTACTGGTAACGAGTATGTACCTGAACCGTTGCGTGGCATTTAAAACTCCTTATTGGGCTGCTTGACCAGCAGACTGCATTAATAATAATTTAGCTAATTGTTTTTGTTCTTCTGATGAAGGCAAAGCATTTCTAATTGCACCAGGACTAGCAACCTGTTGTTGAACTAATCTATTTTGCATAGGTGAAGATAAAACTAATTTTCTAGCGCCTGGTCTTGCTAATAAAGCAATTAAACTGTTTATTGTGCTACTTGCTTTATCTTCTCCGCCTAATAAAGAAGCGCCTCCAGTAAGGCCAGCAACGGTGTAATCTAATGGGCTAATACCAATAGTTCCACCAATTTTTTCAGGCATTTGTGCTGCTTTAGGAAATGCTTGTGCAAATTGTGCTATGTCTTTTAATTCGCCACTCATAGGCTTGCCAGCTTGTAATCTGCTTGCAAGGTTTTTGGCATCAACTGTACCAGTTGTTTTATTCATTGCTTTTTCAACTGTATAAGTTTTAGCAATAAGTTGTCGTGCTTCTTTGAATTTATTTAAAGCATCGGGCTGATTTAATTTGGTTAAATGCCCTTCAATAGCATCTTCTAAAGCATTTGCTGCTGCTTTTGTTGCGCCTCCTAATTCATTATTTCCAGCACGATAAGCCATGTCTGCTTCTGTTCTTAACTGTTTAATTCTTGAAACAGCAGAACCAGCATCAAAAGCGTCTTTTCTTAAAGAACCAACAACATCTAAAATTTGTTTAGAAGTTGCATTTGGAAAATTTATTTCTGCTTTGACAGCGTTTTCGCCAATTTTATCTAAAGTGTCATTAAAACTCTTTTTTGGAATAATAATTCCTGCATTGCTTATGTTGTCATAAACTTTACCAGCTTCATCCCTAACACTTTTAAGAACTTCAGGGGTTAAAGCAACATCTTCAGATAAACCTAAAGATTTTTTAGCTAATCTATCTGTAATTGCTTGGTTTCTTACGCTTGCTTCTTGTAATGTAGATAATTTTCCAGCCATTCCTTCTAACAGTCTATTTGCTATGCCACCGCCAGCTTGGGTTGGTGGTACTGTGTAACCAGTTTCTCTAGCTTTTTCTACTGCACTAGCCATTTGTGGTGATAATGGTGTTCCACGCAATGCGCTTATTAATTTACCAGCAACAGGAAAAGCACTACTAATTGCAGTTTGTATTCCTATGTTTTTTGCTTTAGCATCTGCAAATTGTTCTGGGCTTAAACCAGTTTGTTCAGGAGTTAAAACACCTGATAATGCACCTACACCAGCGCTTGTTGCAAGATTTTTAGCAAAGCTAGGTATCATTCCAGCGTTTCCAATACCCATAAATGGCGCTGCTTGACCTACTGCGCTACCAACTTGGTTTATTGCGCTACCAACACCACCCATTTGGGCTTGAGTGCCTGATTCTATTTGATTAATAGCATTAACAGCAGTATCACCAGTTGTACCGCCACCAATTAATTTATCGTATGCTTGCAATAATGCAGCAGGTGCTTTAGCTGCGCCAGTTGCTATGTTTATAGGCAAACTTACTGTGCTAGTTAAAGCCTGTTGTGCAGATTTAGTAGCACCAGTTGGTGCAGAACCATAAGAAGAAGTATTTAAAGGTATGCCTTCTGGTGAGTATTGAATATCCTCCGCAGATTGCGTATACATATTGCCTTGTTCTGGTTGTGCAGAACTTTGACCTTGTAATCTTAATCTAGCGCTTGCTACTGCAAGGGCTTGTTCTTGAGTCATAGCCATTATTTGAACGCAGCCTTTTCTTCAGGTGTCATTACATTCCACAATTCTGGCGCTACTCCACTAGGAATACCACCTTTTGATGTTGTTGCAGATACTTCAGGTTTAACAAGTTTTTTTGCAATATCAGCAGGAACATCACGACCTTGCGACAAATATGCGTTTTTCACAACACTTTGGGCTGTGTTTCTTAGGTTTTCAGCTTGTTTATCTAATGCTTTGTTTGTAAACAACAAAGAAGATGGGTTAGTTGGGTCACGCACAACTTTTTGCAAAATTGCATAGTCAGGGCCGTTTAATACACCTAAGTTATACGCTTCTTTAGCTTGCAACATCATATTGTTGTATGCGTTGCCCATTTCTGCCCTTTTATCAGGGTTAGTAAAATCTTTTGTTGAAAAGTTTTTAATTTTTGTTTGGTAATCTGTAATTGCATCGCTTAAATTAATAGAACCAGTAACTTGTTTATTAAGTCCTTCAGGCAATGTTTTTGGTTTACCCATTAATGGTTGACCGCCAGCACCCATTATTGGTTTTGCTTGACCAGTACGAGTATCAATTAAATAAGTTCCATCTTCCCGTTCAACAACTTGACCAGCAGTAGGCATTTGTGATTTAGGAATTTTAGAAATAACTTTAGTAGGGTCTAATGGGTCACGCAATTCAATAGCTGTGCCTGTGTCAATTTGAATAGGGGCACGATATTTAGCAGCGCCTTGACCTACAGTTTCAACTTTTCCTGTTGCTGGGTTGTAGCGTTGATAGACTTCACCTTCGCCTAACTTTTGACCTTTTAGCATTTCTGCTAATTGTGACCTTACTAACGGATTTGTTGACTGTGCGCCAAGCTGAAAAGCAGCCATTGGATTAGGTTCAGAAAGTGTAGTACCAATTGGAATATTGCCTCCATCAGGCATTGGGCCAGCTTGTGCTTGTGCTGGTATTTCTTTGCCACCATATTGCAATTCTGAAAACTTAGTTAAATCTTCAATTTCTTTTTGACGCAATGCTTTAGCCAATTCAAGTTCTTTTTGGTCAATATTTTTAAGTTCTTTTTCGCCAACATATTGTTGCGCCATATTCCCCAAAAATTCCCAAGGACTAGCGCCAACATAAATGTTGCCAATCATTTGTCCTTGTGGCGTTTTTTGACCTTGTTGAACAAGCATTTGCGCCATTTTGCGTTGGCGTTCAAAACTAGCAAGTTCTGGATTAGCCAATAATTGATTTAAATCGGTAGCCATAATATATCCTTAACTCATTCCGTATTTCAAACCAGCACTACCTAAATTAAATAACCCACTTATCATTGCATTGTTTCGTGCATTTGAAGCGTTTGCATTAGCTTGTTGAGATTGATTAGTTAACCCCATTGCGCTTAAATAATCTGTGCCAGGTATTGTATTTGTAGGCGCATAAGTAGGCGTAGACAAGTTTTTAAGCATCCCTGCTATTTGTGCTGGGGCCATGTATTTAGCCATTTCTTGCACAAATGCTTGTTGTTGTGCGTTCATGCCCAAAGTTTGATTTTGTAATTGTTGGTTATAAGCCAATTCATTAGCAGACATATTTTGCACATTGGTGCGTAATGGCTGAGTAAATGATTGTTCTTGACCAGCAAGATTAAGTCCAACTTGAGTAGCGCCTTGACCAAATGCTTGTTGATTGGCACGCAATCCTGTGTCCATACCACCAACAATAGCGCTAGTTCTTGCATCATTTTGTTGTTGTGCAAGCAATTGTTTAGCTGTTTCATAAGCCCTAGTGCCTGGCACAATGCCTTGATTAGCTAATTGAACATCTGAAGCCTGTGATTGACGCTGTAATGTAGGTTCAAGCCTACGCATAATGGCAGCTTCGTATGTTTCACCAGGGTTAATACCATAAGAAGGCAATTTGGATTGGTCAATTTGAGTATTTACATCAAATTTAGGCAAAGGCAAAAGTTGTTTTGCAGGGTCAAATTGTTGTTGATTTAAGCGTGAACCGTAATAATTCATTTTTGGCATATCGCCAGCGCTATTAAATGTAGGAGATTGAAACGGTGAACCGTATGTAGACAACAATTGAGGCATTTGTGCATTAATAGCAGCTTGAATACCAGGCGCAGCCGTAGTGTTCATAGTATAGGTAGGATTACCATACTGGTCAGTACCAGTTTGAACATAGGTAGAATTGCCATAAGGCGTAACTTGATTAATACGATTATTGGCAGCATTAGCAGCAGTAGTTTGCTGCGCTGCACTTGTATAGTCAGGCGTTGCCACAGTCTGTGGACTGCCAAATAATGTATTTGTAATACCGCCTAAAATTCCGTTGCTGCCACCCATATTAAACTCCTTGTAGAGTCGTTTTAATGTCTAATTGACGACATTGTTTACGCCTCATTGCTAATATAACCAAATCCCCATCTTCGTGGGCATCTTCGATATACGCTTTATCTACAAAACCAAGGTGTCGGCTAAACTTTAGTGAATCCTCATTATTAGAGGAAATCGTGATAAGTATAACGCTAACTCCTAGTTTATTAAAGGGATAATCAAAGATTGCCCATAAGAAGTCTTTGGACATCCAATTTTCACCTACCGAGGCAATGTGGCAAACACACGACTTTGTGCGAAAGCCACAATACCCTACTACTGCTACTAAATTACCGTCTTTTTTCTGCCCAATACAAGTGGTGTTCTCTGGCAATTTCTCGCCCAATTTGTTACCCAACCAAGCACGCATATAGTCTTGGTCAGCAGTAACAACTTGCCTCAAAGAACGCCACCTCGTTCCATTACATAGTCAGTTGAAGCCCAATGTACATCAATACCTTGTGAAGCTATTTTCATAGCTACACCGCCTGAATAACCAATACCTGTTACGCCTTGCCATGACTTAGTAATTGACAATGTGCCACCCCATTGGGACTCATCCCAAATGGCGTTGTCCCAAGACCCAATTTGGGCATTTTGGGCATTAAATGACACCGTACCAAAGTTGTTTTGGGTGTCAAAATCCACATTAATACCTACTAAAACACTTGGAGTTCCATTGTCAGTCTGGAAAATAGGGCGAATCATGGTAAAGCGTTTTAATTGGCCTCTAGCATCAAAATAGCTATATGCTTGTTGGGCTTCAGCATTAATGTTACTGCCATTGTCTGAATAAGCACTCCAAAAGCTGCCTACATAGCCTGTAGAACCAAAATACATTTGGTCATTGGATAATTCCCAACAATTAGCGTTAATGTCGCTAAAACTTGCCCAAGCCTTAGAAATGGTATTCATTACAAATTGCTGTGTACCACCATTAATAGGTACATTAATAATCAGCATATTTTGGCTGGCATAGTAGTTAATTTGCCATCCAAAGTTAATGCCGTATAGCGTAGCAGCTTGAGAAATAGCGTAGTAAATCTTGTC